AGTAGTTAGCATCTGGTAGAAGACGGAAAGTCACTGGGAATGTGGTTGGAGTAGTACGTGCAAGAGAGTGCTGTGACTGTTGTACAGACAAAACACGACGTGCATAATATACACGCTCAGCTGATGTTGCTCCTGCTGTTGGAGCTTGTCCAACTGCAATTAATTGACGCTCTGTTGGAGCCTGTCCTAGAGAACCTGCTGCAATCTTGAGTGTGTCAACCTTTGATGTTCCTGTTCCTGTTGTTGAAAGTGAGTCTGACTGTTGTCCGAATACGGTTACGATGTTTTCCAAAGTACCTTCTGACATTTCTGTTGCGATCATAACTTCCATTGCAGACTTGAACAGCTTAGCTGTATCAAGCAACTGGTCAACGGTTACTGAATCATATGTTGGGTTGTATGTAATTTGAAGACCATTGTTAGTAAAACCAACGTTACGGTATCCAAAAAGTCCTGCTGTCTGGTTAACAGAGTTAAGTGTAGTTGCATATGAAACTCCAGTTGCAAAAGCTGGAACTCCAACTGTAGTTGCGCCTGAAGCGATTGCTACACCTGCTTCTGCGTTAGCGATGTAATCTGAATCGTTGATGTCAATGTTTGACAAGAACAATGGAGATGCGCCAACGAGAATATTTTTAGCATTACCTACGGATTGTGCCATAGTTATTTTCCTCCTATTTTCAAAAATATATATATATTGTTGTAAATCATTAAATCTTGGCTGGCTAGGCCCTTCCCTCTATGTCTAATAATAGAGTATAATGCGCCCAAAGGCAAATTATAGGAATCTGCCTACAGAGTCTAGGTGCCTTGCGTATTTAACCTCAAGTATTACATCAGCCGACAAAAATCCTGATAATTCCTGAGATGGAGCCGTTGGGGATATATCAGCAATGAATATGCTAAAGAATTTGAACTTCTTTGATATCCCAGAGAAGGCGTTTGCGTCTCTTGCTGAATCATCCATTCTTCTAAATAGGTCTGACATCAAGTTTCTGATTTCATTAATTTCTGAAACATCTGTTGAATAGATAGTAAATAGTATCTGCTCACATGATATAGCCCAGTTGTCTTCAAATGATAGGCCAATCTTGTCATAGACTATATGCTTCTTCCCGCTCAAAAATTGATTAAGTTCTGGTGACTGTTGAACTGGAATAATTGGAATAATCTCCTGCCCAATATTATCTGAGTAATAATCTGTAGCAGTAAAAATATCATTTGCCTTTAATTGATCCCATAGATACTTTCTTACATCCAGCATTATGTCTGCTTTATAGTCTGTCATACTGCACCTCCAAATGCTGAAGCAATGGCTGCTTCTGCCTGCATATTCAAAGTATTAGGATTAAATGAATATCTAACCTTTTTAATACCTGCTGGCAATTTCATTGCTTTTGTTAATGATGAATTAAATAGTTGTTGGAACCCTGATCTTTTAATTGATAGGTTTACTAAATTACCTGTAAAGAATTGTGCATATGCTATTTGGAATCTTCCTGTTGCTTTGCCTCCGCCAGGCCTTGTAACGGTCACAGAGACACCTTTAGGCATAAAGACTACTCCAGTATTAGTTTCAAATACTAGACGCTCTGCTGACTTAGGACGGATTACTAGAGGCATTCCAGCTTCCATCACAGAAGCTTTATTAGCAAATACGTGTCTTCTTTTACCAAATGTGTTTGGAACTGAAGCCTTAGATGGAATAAAACTAGAAGTAACTTTAAAGTTTAATCCATCTGTAGATACCTTTTTTAATTTAAATAACCTAGCTGTTTTATTTCCCACTTTCTTCCACTCATAAACATGGTGTAAAGATTTAGGATTCATTCTTGCTTGTGCATCTACATACGCACCAAAGTCTTCTTCAATTTGTTTAAATATTACTGATTGAAATTTATTTTGAAATTGCTTATTGGTTGTAATTTTTGATACTACCTGAGCTTGATAATATATTGCTGCTGATACTTGTGCGACAATGCTATCCTTTAAAACGGTGCCAGAGGTTCCAGACATTCCTTTTTGAAGTCCGCTGGCAGCCGTTACTAGTACTGAGCTATTGTCCAATTGTCTGATTTTCCGATCTCTTGACAGTAGAGTTATATCCTACTACTCCGCCTAGTGGATCTGTCATTGGTGTTATTCCCATTAATTCAAAAACTGTAGGAGTATTAGTTGGAAAATTTAATTCTTCCCAGATAACCGTTCCTTCTGAATCTCTTATATTTGTAATCTTTTCTCTTAAAGATAATTTTTCAGATGTTCTAACTTGTAACACTTGATCATTTAAATATTTATTAGACATAAGCTGTTTATCACCAGATCGGCTAGTGGATGAATTGCTTATAATACCTTTAGCGCTGCATGGAACAGTTCTATCAAACTGCCATTCTTTTTTTATTGCGCCTGTATTTGGATCTTGTAAATCAAACTGTTTGTAGACATCCATAAACATAGGCATAAGGGAGTCAACAAGGTCATACATTAGATCACAACCATTTTATTGATAACATATGGAAGAAGTATCTGATCTGCATATAGATTGCCTGTTCCTGAATATGTACCAGAATTGTACTCAAATTGCCAGTCAAATGTTTGAATTGACTTCATGTACTTATTACGCCAAATCTTGTCTTTAGAGAAGTAGTCTTTCATTAACTCAATACATGCTAAATCAATTTCATCTGGAACTTCTTCCCAGCCAAATTTACCTTGAACACGATATGTTGAGCCTACTGCAAAAGATCCACCAAATGTATCATTAATTGTTGGAGGAATCATTCCGTTTGCTGTATATACTGTATTGTCTAACATATTGGCTCTATTAACTCTTATTCCAAATCCGCTTTCAGAAATAATAGTGTTATAGTTCCAGTTATTTACATTATTAAGCGTATCTAATAAAAGGATATCATTTTGATATAATTCATGTAGGTCTGACAACTTATAAGGAAGAGGTAAAACATCAGAGCCAGATCCATATACTATTTGAACATCATCATATAAATAAAATTGCTGACCTGTATAAGCTTCAATTAATTTTCTAGCATATCTTTCAGCATTACATAATTCAGCATATGACTTAGAATTAGGATCTGAATAATCTGAACCCAGTCCTAATGCATCGATAGCCTGGCTCATATCAGTATATGGAGTCTGAACAAAAAGTTTATGATCTTTATGTGCAGACTGTCCATTTACTGTATATGTCCAATTTAATCTTAATTGTCTTTGTCTATTGCTAAAATCAAATGGAAGATATAAACTATAAGTGCCGATATCTGTCTCTGATTTTACTGGAGAAAGTGTTGTTAAAACTGTTCCTGGGTTTATTGGTGGAGAAATTGCTGGATCCTCTGTAATGTCATATACCTTGACTACAGGAAGACTATCAGCATCTGTAAGCTGTCCCTGCCAAAACACCTTGTGTGTTATTGGTGCATTTGAATCTACTAGAATCTCCATTTAATAAAGGTTAAGCGTAGTACTCCTGAACTTCCTTTGGAGTTGCTAAACGGAAACCTTCCTCCTTGTCAAAAATTTCTTGAGCGTCATCTTCTGTCATTGCAACAAAAGGATGCTCTTTTGTAAATGTAAAACCAAGAATATCATATCTATAATTCTCTCTAGTCATTCTAACTAGAACTGTATCTTCTGGCTGTGCATTTGGGTTAAATCTTGGAAGAATCTCTTCTGCGTCTTCGCTGAATTCATCTGCCGCCTTTTCAATATCTTTAATTGTTTTTTGGTAAACAGACCATGTTACTCCCTCTTCGGCAAGAGCGGCAATAATATCGGCCTTGTTCTTTAGTCCATCAGTGTCAACTGCAAAGTCCTCTGCAACTTTTCTGAGTTCTGCTACTTTTAATGTCTCAAATGACATATATTCTCCTTTGTTAGGTTCTTCAATTATAGCATTGTTAAATTAAAATGAAAAGCCCCCAAAATTAATTGGGGGCCTTTCTGGGGCTATTTCTTAATTAATTAAGAAGCAACCTTAACGTTCTTTACGACAACCCAAGCATCTGCTTGTTCGATCTGGACGCCAACACGAGTATACATTGTGTACTCAATTGAGTCCTTACGTGGCCAG